ACACCGAGGCAGTCCAGACATACTTAGCCAGCAAGCCACAAAGTCAGCTCACGAGGCAGCAGAGGCTTGCACAGGTGCAGAGAGACCACCACTGGAACACTTTGCACCAGGTCCAGAAGATATGTCAGCACAGTGGGGCCGAGGAGCAGCCAGAGAAGGGAGAAGCATGAGTCCCGACCCATGCTCGTCTTGTGCGATCGCTCGGGAGATGGGAGAACCCTGTGAACAGCGCGGTTCTCTAGACCGTGATTATGTGAGAATACCCCAATCCAAGCTCGGCACTGAGCCCAACCCATGGGCGGGGCAGAAGGTCCATCTCTGCCTCAAGTCCGGCGGCATGATCTATGAAGGCAAGATGAAGACCGCAGAGTTCCAGGCCGAGATCATAGGCGTGGACAGGCACGGGGTATTCCTGAAGGGGGGGACGTTCACTACCTTCTCGAATATCAATAGTATCAGCCCCGTAAAATAACAATCACCAAGCGGCCTGGCTGGTTTCAATGTGTTGTAAAAGGCCACAAGGTACAACCCAACTGGCCCGGCCTCACGCGGCCCTCAACTACTCCCGCATTCCCCCGAATGTTGTAGGTGAGGACCTATCCCTGCTCAGATTGGATGCATCTCTCGAGAGGTGAGGTGCCAGTCGTTCGATTCGACTGCTGAGCTTTATGAATGAAAATATTGACGGATGCTCAGGCAACTGCCATGCAGCAGATTGCCATAATTGCCCATCGGAACCGACCAACCAAGCCAACGCAGACCAGAAGCCCGCAGAAGAAAGTAATCTGAACGCATCAGTCGATCGATCAGAGAAGATGGCCAGGGCAAAAGGCCACGAGGCCTCCATATCAAACATGCTCAGGGAATGTGAATTGCACGGCTGCACTGTACCAAAGACCATCCAGCCCAGTCTCGCCATCCGCCTGCAGGCAGCAACCACGCATCTGATCCGTGCAAGAGAGGAGCTCTTCAATCGCACTGAAGAAGAACTCCAGGCCCGGGACGCCCTGAAATCTGAAGAGGCCGGGCTCCTTCTATCAGGAGAAATCAATGGCAAGAATGAGAAAGAGCGCGATGCACAGCTCAAGGCCCGGACCGCAGAGCAGAGAAAGGTCCTGACAGACGCAGAGGCAGACGTGCGCGCCCCCAAGCTCTGGTTAGAGATCTGCCAGGACAAGAGGACCTTGCTCCGAGATCTGCTGAGGTGTGAAGAGCTTGAGCAGCGGCAGATAGAGTTCGACTGCACAAGGGATATCTGAGCGCGAGGCCTCCAATCGTCAAACAGCGAATTAAGCTATAAAAAGATTTGAAACTGTTTCCGCAGGCAGTGAAGGCAAATACGACACATTACTTTCACCCTGCCTGCACAGACATGGCAAATAGAGGAAGATCTGAGATGTTAACCCCTTGCATAGCAAGGTATATGTCGAAGGATAGGAATGGACAGCTAAAGCTAGAAATAGAAGAGCCAGGGCAGACCCCTCGATGTTTACCAGACCCCGAGGATCAACCCAGGCAGCATAAATTGCGCGGCATGACTTAATGAGTCTTTCGACTCTCACGAGTCTCAAGAGTCTTGTGCCCCATGCTGCCTGTCCCGCTCTTCAGGACGTGGGACATGCTAGATGACATAGACAAGGAATTATTGGAGCGCTGCAAGTTGAATCCAGGCAGCACTCCCAAGGAAATAATAAAGCCGCTTTTAAATATCAGGGACAATAAAACCCTCCGCGCCAGACTGAACGATCTGGAGTGTCAGGGACTGCTCAGGCTGGACAGGACAAAATTCCGCGGCAGGGTTCTCTGCTACATCACAGAAGCGGGAGAAAAGGCACTAGGACATGCTGGGAATCAATCCCCTGAAGGAGGCGATTCCCGTGGCCTCTAGGATTGAAGTTCTAAATATACCTTCCGTCGCCCCTGGAAATCCCTCAACCCGTCTCGCCAGCTGTGAGCACATCTCGGGCGATCTGCTCAGAGTAGGTGACTCAGTAGACGGCGAGATACAGGCCAGGCTCAGGGCCCCGTGCCCACACTGTGGCAGTGTGGTAGAGGTCGACCTGCTCCTACCAGAGGACCTGCGAGAGAGGCTCATGCCCCTCATAGGCGAGCAGATCGGCATCATGCGACTGGATGATGACTATCTCGTGAGGGTTTCCCATGCCCCAGCCTGAAATAAGTGATCTCCTGGCTAAGAATCCAGACCTCGGAACTGAGGAGATCGCCAGGAGGCTCGATGCTAACCCCAGAACTATCCTAAAAGAGCTGGGGCGGCTGAAAAATAAGCAGATTGTTACATACGAGCGCTTGCCTAACCACATGTGCGTCTGGCGACTTCTGCCAGGGGGCTACTAATGCTCACAGATCAGGAGCTGGCCCAATACGCCGCAATGAGTGCCTACTATGACAAGCACGTTGCACCACTCTTAGAGCAGATCGCAGACCTCAAAGCAGAGCGCGCAAGGCTCAGGAGGCAACTGCTATGAGACGCGCACTGAACGCCTGCGCCGCGCAGCAGGTCTTAAAAGGCCTTCACTTCGAGGGGAGGGTCCAAAAAGTGACAGGCATAGGCGACGTCTGCCTTGAGGATATCAAGCTGCCTGTAGGCGATGAGCCATATGCATGGATCAATAGGCGAGAGTGGCATGGTCCTTTACCCCATGCAGGCGATGCGGTTTCAGGAGTGGCTGATATCGCAGGCTATACCAGGCTCAACGGCAGCTGCGATCTGAGTCTCGGGAACGCCAGGATGCTGCAGGTGACGCTATGACCTCACCTAAAACTCTCCAGATCCTCAAAATCCTTTTCGGAGATACGATCTCTCTGCAGGAGTTTGGCCGTGTGCAGGATGCTGCTGAAGAGATTGATGATATAGTACTCAGGATCGAAAGCGACCAGGACCCCGATACAGGATTTCTCTTACCGAAAGGCTGTAGATCGCTTCCTGGAACCAAGATCTCAGCTCGGAAGTTCGATGAGAAGATCAGCAAGCTCTTCCATATGAACTACACAGATCGCCAAATTTCAGAAGCACTGGCAAAAGAGAACATCTACAGATCACCATCCACAGTCAAAGAGCATCGTACTCATATGGGACTCCTGCGAGGCCAGGGTCCTGGATGGAGTAAGAAAGACGTAGATCCTGCTCTCGTGATAGAGCTGAAGGACTCCGGGCTGTCATGGCCTGGGGTTAAGGCTGAGGTCCTCAAGAGGACAGGAATCGAGATCTCAGCATCTGCTCTGCAGGATCGGTATTATGGTGCCAAAGATGAAGCTGAAGTTGTTCAGGAGTCTGCTGCAGAGGAAGTCCCCTCAGCAGGGCTGCGCAGCGCTGCACAGAATAACGACAGCAATATAATTTGCCATCCGGCGCCGGATCTCTCAGACGCAATGGTGCGCAACGTTGCAGAGGCGGACCAGTCCGGACCTGTCCGGCCGACTCATGAACCTTCATCGAATCCAGATACTCTTCCAGAGCCCGAACATCCATATGAGCACTCTCAGCCCGCCACCATCTGCTACAAAGGCCCAAGCATCTCAATGTCTCCTGAAGAGGCCGGCCAGATAGCCAAGGGGAGCCCGCTGGCGGAAGATATCAGGACCAAGGCCCTGGACCTGGTAGATTCCGGCAAGACCTGCAAAGAAGCTGCTCAAATGATCGGGGTCGAGATGACTCTGGCAAGGTCCTGGGTTGGAAATCGAAAAGCTCAGGAAGCGTTCGCCAGAAAGAGGGCAGCCAGGGCAGAAGAGCCCTTGATAGCCCCAGAAGTTAAGCCAGATCCCATCCAGTACGCAGCTCCAAAGCCAGCTCCCGCAGAGGAAAAGCCCGCACTTCAGGATGATGAGATTGATGACCTGATCTGGGATTTCATGGAGAAGGGCTGCAAGTCATTCATGCAGGCCCGGCTAGGTCTGAAAGCCAGGGGTGTTGGCATGTCAGTGGGCGATATCGCTGACAGATATGACGCCATGAAGGCTGAGAAGGGGGCTGAGGAAGAATGAGCATTTGGAGGCCAGGCGCTTTGCGGATGCTCGACCCCGCAGATCTCCAGGAGCAGCTCAGATCGGGCTTTACACAGCATCTCAATAAAGCGGCCCAGGATGTCTGGGCAGCCCTCGAAGCCGAGCCGCAGTCGATCGAGAAAATAATGGGTGCATCCGGTCGGAGCGATCACTCAGTCCGGCTTGCCCTTACAGAGTTTACAGCAAGCGGACTGGCGGAGAAAGTCAATATTTACCCATCATCGAAGCGCCATGGATCGCATGCGATAGATTGGCGGATGGTTGAAAGAGTGGGTTGGAGGCGGGCCGTATGACCTCCAAGTCCACGGGTCACAAAGTCCGAAAGGAAGTCGAGGCCGACTGCCAGCAGATCATCAGACTCCTCGAAAAAGGCCCGGCTGATAAATTCGATATCGAGCTTGAGTGCCATCTATCAGGAGATACCAGGCTGTGCAGGATCAGGCTGCTGCAGGGCAAGGGTATCGTCGAAGAGGTCAAAAAGCGCAGAATCTGCGGAGGCAGGGCGATAGATGCGCCAACGGGTCGGTACAGGCTGACTGAGGTATATCTGAAACAGGAGGCTGCAAAGGCATGACGGCTGAAGTCGAACTGCAGCTCTCAAACGGCTATATCACTGTCATAGATGCCGCAGACCTGGAGACAGTCCGCTGCTGGCACTGGCACGCGAGGCTTTGCAGGCCTGCACTGCTGTACGCAGCCCGGACCACATCCAAGAGGGCAAACGGTAGCCGGAAAGTTCTCAATATCTACCTTCACCGCTTCCTCATGAACGCGCCTGCAGGTATGGAAGTGCATCATGAAAATGGCGATACACTTGATAACAGGCGAGAGAAAAATCTGAGACTGGTAACGCCAGATGAGCACCAGGCATTGCGATTGAAGAGACATTCAAATGAGGCTGCCTTATGAGCCCCAGTCTCATCGATCTGGCCAGAAAGGAGCGAGAAGACAAAGCACAGCTCCAGATCCTGTCCGAGGGCTTCTGGAGCCTGGCAAGGCAGAATATCCGGGCGCAGAAAGACAAGCTCTCTGGGTACCAGGGCTTCGAGCTGGATCTGGCAAAGGATAGCATAGCCAACGATCGCAAAGCCTATGCAGCCGCCTCCATGCTCCGCACCAGGAAGATAGCAGCAAAGGCGGTGCTCAATGCCTATGGGGGCAAGGCAGCGCCAGAGCTGTATGAACATGAAGCAGAGCTCTATCAGGCCGTGCTCGAAGCGGTGAAGGCTGCCAGAAGCGCCACAGGAGGGATCTGATGTCAGGAACTGAATATACCGGCATCCTGGCCCCTTCGTTCATCATCATGGGCAAACTCTGCCTGAGTGCCGATCTATCCGGGGTGTTCGACTCCGGGAGCATCAATGCGCTGATGACTGAGCTAAAAGGCCAGAAGGTCAAAATCAGCATAGAGGCGGTGCCCTAATGCCCATAACCCCATGGTCGACCAACCAGGCACTAGCAGCCAAGGGCATCATAGGCGATGTGGCTCTCTTTCCAAACCATCCTTTCACCATGGACGAAGTTTTTCCAGAAACGCCGAAGTCTGCACGCGGCGCCATGGCCACATTCCTAAAAGCAAAGGTACTCATTTCGCAAGCAGGACGAAGAGAGATTCGGCATGATTGGATCGTCACTCTCTGGAAGACGACTGAAGATCATAAGAGGTGGCTGAGCTGGAGGGCCAGAGCTTGACGGCAGACAGTGAAAGCCCTTTGGAGAGATCCAGCAGCTCAGAGGGGAGGTGCTGAGATTGGCGGCAGAGGTGCAGCAGCTCAGGGCAGACCTGGCAGCACAGAGCGAACGCGCTAGGCTGCTGAGTGGCAAGATGATAGACTCCGAGATGACCCAGGACGATATGGTAGCCTCTCTCAACAGGCTTGAGAGGGCCGCCAAAGACGCAGCGCCCATAACAGAGTCATCAAAGGCACGGCTCGATCAGTTAGCATCTGAACTGGAAAAGCGCGGCAAGCGAGGCCAAAAGGGCGTCACCTATGCAGAGGCGGGAAAGATCCTGGGGCTGAGCAAATCAATGATCTGCAGGCTGAGAGGTCAGATTGGCTCCGACCCCAGATTCAATATCAGGTGGCACCCGGTCAAGAAGAATAAGAAAATCATCTCCTTAAAGAAACTGAGGTGAAAACGTTGATTCAACGTTCAACGATGTGGGGTGAGATAGGGATAGGTCGATAGTGAATGTAGCAACTCTGAGTAAAAAAGTATGCTGAATACATATCACATTACGTATAGATAGAAAAGAGAGTATGGATAGGAGTATATAAACAGCACAACGTTCTGCCTTTGAGTTGAACTCGAATCGTTGAACGTTGAGTTTACGTTATTTTTTACGAGGTGGAGGATGAAGATCTATATGCCAATTAGCCCGGATGAGGAGCACTACGCAATCTTCACGGACAGATCACTAGCAGATACCGTACTGAGGCTCTTCAAGATGAAATTCGATGAAGAGTCTGAGATCCTGGAATACGACACGGACCAGAACACAGCCGAGCTAAAAGCAGGACTCAAGCCGTGGCTCATCTCTATAGAGCTCCGGGCAGGAATCATCCAGGGCAAGCCGGCAGTCGAGCTACAATGGCCACCACTACCAGAGGGTATCATCACCCAGAATGACGGCATGGTGCAGTATGCCTGCTGGGCAAAATCACCAGACGATGCCATCAGGCGCATTCCAGGCATGATAAAGGATGCCCACGAAACCGCAATCGAGGTCGAGGCATGAGCACAGTCCCGGACACCATAGCCCTGACCCTGCGCAAATGTGCTCGACGGGACAAGGGCAAGCGAGGGCTCACAATCTCAGACCTGGCCGACGTTTCTGGCATCAATCCCAAAGAGTGCCAGGCCTATCTTGCAGAGCACGGCTGGACTTCTGAAACCATCGGCTCAGGAATCACTATCTTTTGGGCCCCTGATACTGTTTTGAAAGAGCTAGGATTCGAGGAGTAGGTAATATGGTAGGTAACATGACAGGTAATGCAGTGGGCAATCGCAGAGAGCGCCGGGCAGCCCGGAAGCTGCCAAAAGGCATCCCTGACAGGAGTGAGTGGGAAGCCACGGGACTCCAGGAGCAGGTTACGGCATATCTGAAATCCGAGCCGGGCGCCGGTCGTGCAAAGAGGCAGCCATGAGACCCGGAGCATCATTCCGCCTCAAGAAGGCCGCACAGGAGCGCAAGGACGAGGAGAAAGCCAAGCTCCTGGATGATCTAGGCAAGCAAAAGAGACCGAGCGGGGACAGGGGTGGTGCCTGATGTCCGATAAGACCGACCTCTACTCAGACCGGGGCGTCTTGCTCAAGTCTGATGCGGATCTAAGCGCCCATTCTCTTCTGAAGGGTAATACTATGCACAGGCTCATTGCAATGACTAAGAGGATTACCACAGTCTTTCCGGTGGGCGCCGAGCCAGACCAGATACACAGCACATCGAGCGGGTACGGAGTGGTCGCCAGACCTTCGAAGCCACACGGCGGCTTTAGAACCCGTCACTCAAAGCCCAGTCCGGCTGAGATCAAAGCCCAAAGACTGGTCTGGAAGAAAGAGAACAGGACCGGGAAGTGGCACTGATGACAGCCACAACCACCAAGAGTCAGAAAGCCAAGGGCAGAACGCTCCAGAATCAGGTACGGGACGACCTGATCAAGGCCCTATCACTAAATCCCGGTGACGTCCAGGGCCGAGGAATGGGCCAACAGGGTTGTGATATAGTGATGTCAAGCTCTGCTCGTCTCCTGGTACCGTTTGCAGTCGAATGCAAAAACCAGGAGCATATCAAGATCTGGGAAGCACTACAGCAGGCCAACACCAACGCAGGCAAAGAGGATCTAAAACCCCTCTTAGTCTTCAAACGAAATCGTTCTGATATCTATGCCTGCATGAAATGGGAAGATCTCCTGGCACTTTTGGGGGCGGTAAAATGCCTGTAGTCAGCCTATATTTTGAAAAGGATCACAAGCCAGCTGAGATATTCCACTTCGGCCAGCTCACACCGGACCAGGTACACAGGTTGGAAGATGGGATCAGAGAACTCATGAAGAACGGGGCGCTCGATTGAGGCCGACTATATGTACTTTGTCGGATCATACTGAAGTGCTAGGAGGGCAAGCGTTCATGGACAATAATCGAGATCGAGAGCCCATTTTCATCGAAGCCTGGGAAGTCTTTGGCCGGGAAAACAGAGAAGATCGGGTCATGGAAGAGGCCAGTGAAGTCATCCAGGCAATCCTCAAGCTCCGCAGGCCCGACGTCCGGAGGAGTGAGCGCCTCCAGGATGCCAGGCTCAACATGCTTGAGGAGGTTGCAGACCTCACAATCGTCCTGGACTGCCTCAGGCACATCATCTTGCACGGCCCGGATGCTGAGGAGCTGAAGGCCCTGGACTCCCTGAAGTGGCGCAAGTTCGTTTCCCAGGTCAAGGCAGAGCAGAAGGTGAAGGCGTGAACGTGCCTAGCAACAGAGTCGGTGCTATGCTGGGCGTCGATGGTGATGCTAAAGTCGTTGAGTTCCTGGGCTACGGAGTCTGCGAGGGAGAGAAGCCTGTCGCCAGGGACGCAGGCGGCTTGGCATCGCTCAAGTGGGCAGCATACAATGATAGCAAAATCACAGCACACCTCACACAAGAAGAGAAAGAGGCCATTCTTCTCAATCCAATGATCCGGCTAGACAATGGCGACATCGTGTATGGCTGTGAATGCTGGTGGGGCCCAGAAGAAGGAATCAGAGATCAGCTGAAAAGGCTGGAATCTGAAGGCTTCGAGCTTCGAGAAGTACGAATATCAGATTTCAGGAGGGACGGCGCGTGATTCGTGCAGCGGGGTGGGTCAGCACTACGCAGCTCTGGTCCATTGGCCCGAAGTTTGCCCACCGGGTCAGAACTGAGCAGAGGGTGAGGGTATGAAAGGCGCAGGTACTCAGCTTATCAACATTCTGAAAAGGGACGGTCTGCTCGATGTCGTAATGGTGATCCCATCAGGTTCGACCTTTACATTCGAAGATTTGCCGGCGACACTCCCGGCCAAAGGCGCTGCCAGTACACTGAAAAAATATGAGCTGATCAAGAAGGTGCATGGAGGGTACAGGACCACAGGCTTGCATGACAAGCTCGTAAAGAGCCTAAAGGGCGAGCCCGTGGGGAAAGAGCGCCAGTACAAATATGCTGCTAAGATCCTGGACCAGCTGAAGAAGGGGTCGGCTTCTCAGAGCGCTATGGCCAAAGCGCTTAAGGTCCACCCTATCCAGCTCAAGCCGAGCTTAGCTCACCTGGCAAAGAAAGGGCAGATCAAGCACACGGGACGCGGGATGGCATCGAGGTGGGGGCTTGCGGAAGGGCAGGAGGTATAACCGTGCGTAGCAGTAATACACGAGCCAACTATGCAAAATATCAGGTTCTCACGGCCATCAGAACACATCCTGGCTGCCACCTCCGCGACCTGGGTAGAATATGCCAGCGCGATTTCAAAGGAATCTGGAGCCTTGGCAAGGTTCAATGGATAGTTGATGATCTGGAAGGGCGAAATAAAATCAGGTCAGAAATATGCATTGACAGGGGGCACACTTGCAGGAAGCTGTTTGCGCTTTAGGCCCTCAATTACATACTAGTATGGATCTTCAGCCATGCTCTATTGAGGAGAGAAAATCGCGGCCCATGAAAAAACTGACCTGTGTCTTCAGAGAATGCCCGACATTTCGGGCCATCTGGCTGACCAAGGCAAGGGCTGACGCTACACACTCCCTACAATCGGTTGCGGGACAGGATGACCACGGAAGACTCATCTACAGAGGCAAGCTCTACAATAGGCGTTCCTGGTCCTGGCGACCGCCTAAGATCATCTGGAGTCAGGGCAGGAGGGCACACGAACCCCCAAACCCCGATAACGCCAGGGTCCACATACTGAAAGAGGTTCTAAAAAACGGCGTTCTGTGCGTGGTAGCGATCAACAAATGCGATTGCGGTGGCCACCTTATACGGGATCTCATGACCTCCGATCTGTACTGTGAAGAATGCGGCCTGGTTTATGATAAAATAGTCTGGCTGCGAGAATATTGATCATCTAGCCTGGGCCTGTGGGGCTTATGCCTCCTATTCCCTTTCACCCGCGGCCCCAGATCCCTTCTGACTATGAACTGCCCTATCTGCGGTCAAAAGGGCGCTCTCATCGCCCAGTATGATCGCAGAGGTGCGCGTTATACGCCCCATGCACACAGGAGGCTCAAGGTGTATCGATGTGCCAACAGGCACGAGTTCACCAACAACCAGCGACATATGATAGACACGATGGCCATGCACGTGGCACCCGCGGGTTCAACTCCCAAGGGCGACTAAAAATCGGGTCATCAACTCGACAGGGCAGAGGGTTTGCGCTCTGCCTTTTCAATCATCTCTATAGCGAGGCTTGCTTTCCCTGGGCCCTGGAGAGAGTCCGGGGCTGCTAATTCTGGCCTCGCTCTTCTTGTCATAGTCCCTGGTAGTTTCGAGCCTGAAGCTCTGTCCAGGATATGATCCCACAGATCCAAACTACACCTCTGAGAAGGGCACTAGCTCCCTTCTCATCTTATCACAGCTCCAATGACCCCACAAGGCGAGGAGGCCTGCATCGGTTAGCCAAAAAGCCATCTGAGGGCCGGGTTCGAGCCTCCTACCTTTCCTGGCCCTCAAATCTCCTTATTATTATGACAAATGAAGATTATTATGCTGTCTTGGACCTCATGGACGAATGGGATGAGCTCAAGTCCATGAGCCAGGAAGAGATAGAACAGTACTGCAGATGAACCGCCCAAACTACCCAAAAACTGCCCAAACTACCCAAAACTTCCCACGTCAGCCGACAGTGATATAATGAAGATAACTCCGGAAATACAACAATTCATTTACAACAATAATACTCTTAGCAGCAGGGCATTAGTGCCCATAATAGAGAGCACCTTCGGTGTCACGCTCACACACAAGGCGATTGAGCCTCACCTATCCAAGGCCCGGCTCGGCGTCCAGGCCGGCAACGCTGCTAAGGTCGCAGCCATCCAGGCCGAGGTCCTGAGCAATGAGAAGAGATATGTCGATAGGTACCTCGACTTTCTAGATAAAGAGATAGAAGCCTGGAATAAGCTCCTAGAGACGGGCGTCCAGGTCTTCCCCAAGAGAGATAATGAAGTCGAGCCGAGAGAGATCACCATAAACGATATCAAGGACAGGGCAGCAGCAAGCCAGAACCTGCTAAAGTGCATAAACTCCGTCCTTGATTTCGTGAAACCTCAGCCGGAATCCGGCGCCAAGGCTAAATTTGAATGGCTTAAAGAATGATCCTGCAGATAGAGGTCGATGGCAGGAAAGAACGCTTTGACCTCTTCAGGTTCTCAAAGCAGATCTTGGGCTATGACAAGCTCATAGATGAGCCCCACAGGCGTTGGGCTCAGCAGTGTGATGCCAGGCGTAAGCGCGCTCTGTACCTCAAGCCAAGAGGCACATACAAGAGCACGATATATACCATCTCTGATAGCATATGGCGGCTCCTGGAGAACCCAGACCTTCGTATCCTCATAGCAAACGCCACAGAGGACCAGGCCAAGCAGTTCCTGGCCGAGATCTCAGGTCACTATCTCAGGAACGAGCGCTTAAGAGAGCTTCATTACGAGATGTGGGGATGTGAGGCCCTTAACAAGGACTCAGCCAACGCAGAACGCCTCACTATCAACTCCCGGAAGATCATCAGGAAAGAGCCCAGTATAGGCACCGTGGGCGCTCTTGGTAACATAGTTTCCTCTCACTACGATATAGTCAAGGTGGACGACCTCTGCAACCTGAAGGACAGGGAAAGCCCTGCCTACAGGGAAGCTAAAAAGAGGTGGTTCGAGAACCTTACTCCCATCCTGGTTGAAGGGGGGGAGATTCAGGTTGTAGGCACTCGCTGGCACGACCAGGATTGCTACGACCATATCATCAACACCGTCAACCCCAGGATGCCTGAAGGCGAGAAATATTTCGTCGATGTAGAGCCTTGCTGGCTGGATGACGGCATAACGCCCAGGTTTCCTGAGCTGCTGCCAAAGAAGAGGCTGGAAGGCCTCCTGGCTGAAATGGGTCCGCTCGTGTTTGCCTGCCAGGAAGAGCTGCAGCCCCTATCAGGCGAGTTCCAGATCTTCAAGCCCGAGAACATCCACACGATAGGCCATAATGAGATAGACCTCTCAGTATGTCAGCGCTTCGGGGCCCTGGACGCCTCGCAGGGCGGGGACGACCTCTCAGCCATTACTTCAGTCGCATGGACGCCTGATAATAAGCTCCTGGTCTTCCATGCTGACCTGGAGCACGACGCCCAGAGCGATGCTGCCAAGAAGGTTGTTAAGTTCCACAAGCTCTTTAATTATCAGAAGTTCTGGGGTGAGATGAACATCCTGGGGCTGGCTAAAGAGAGGGCCAAGAAAGACCCAAAGGCGCTGAGCAACTTCGAGATCATCCTCAACCACGAGGCTAAGAAAGCAGGCGTCATAGTACCATGGGCGCGTACCTGGAATACTCAGAACAAGGCTATCAGGATCACATCATTAGAGCCTCACTATACCAACGGCTCCTTACTCTTCTGGGATGACTACTTGCAGCAGTACCCATCCCTGATAACACAAATTACCCGGTTTCCAATGGGCCATGATGATGGACCCGACGCCCTCGAGCTCGTCTGCCGTGGCATATTAGAGCAGATGAATAAGCCCAAGCCCGTTACAAAGCTCACGATTGCCGGTACTGCCAAGGTACCGGCCTGGAAGTAATCAATGACATACGACTCCCGATATCCCAGGTTCGTCCAGGATGCTAGAGCCCTAAATCGACAACAGCTCGGGCGCTCAGGCCTGGTCTATTACCGCCCGGGCTACATCAGGCGTGACAACCTCCCAGAACTCCAGGGCCGCAACCTTTGGCTACAGCTGGACGAGATGGGGACCAATGACAGCACCATAGGCGGCGGGCTCTCTACTTATTCAACCTTCATTCGCAGGCCTGGGTGGAAGGTCAACCCAATAGACGACCGCAACACGGATAACAGCTCTGCAGACTTCCTGGAGAGCGTTATGAATGATATGTATCATTCATGGAAAACCTTCATAGCCACAGCCGCACGCCCATCTCTTCAGTTCGGCTTTATGCCCTCTGAGAAGGTCTACAAGCTCCGGGAGGGGCCACAGGACGATTATCGCTACTCATCAAAGTATGATGATGGTTACGTTGGCCTGTCAAACCTCGCTCCTCGCTTCCCTGATTCCATCCTTCACTGGAAGTACAACGATGAGGATGTAACCAGGCTGGATGGTCTTGTTCAGTTGGCCGCACCTGATTGGCATATGCAGTATATCCCAATCGAGAAGATCCTCAACATACGGGTGGAGCCTGGCAGGGATAGCCCAGAGGGACGATCGATATTGCGCTCCGCATGGCGATCCTGGCGAGCAAAGAAGTACAACGAGGATTTCCGCAATGTGGCGACCGAAATGGGCGGCACAGGCATACCATGGGCTGAAGTGCCTGTCAACATAGCCAACGCACCCGCAGGTATGGCAGCAGTCGCGGACCTGGAGCACGACGACCCCGCGTGGGTCGCAGCCAATGAGGCCCTGGCATCATACAACTCAATAGTGGAATCTCTCGAGAGCATAGGCCTTGGCCAGCAAAAATGGATGATTACTCCACAGATCTGGAATGAGCAGGGACAGCCACAGATCAAGATAGGCTTCTTGCAGCCTACACAGAATGGAGACCTCTTAGGTCACATCACAGAGACCATAGAGACTGAGGCTAAATCAATCCTCATCTCAATGAACACAGAATTTCTAGCTCTGGGCATGGGTGGGACAGGTTCACTGGCCCTATCACGAGATAAAACGGATAACTTCACGCTTTCAGTAGGTGCGACACTCGAGGCCTTCAAGGAATCGATAAATGGCCAGGGTGTAACACAGCTATTCGCGCTAAACCCACAGTTCGAGTTCGAGAAAGACCAGCCATTACCAGAGATAGCATATGATCCACTGGTGCCGCTATCGGTTCAAGATGTGGTAGCGATGCTAACACTCTTCGAGAAATCCGGGTGGGACCTCAGCAAGCAGGCTGGCATAAGGGACGCTCTCCTCAAGAGCCTGGGCCTGCCTGAGTATGTCGAGCAGGATGTAGATGAGGAGCTAGGAGACCTGGGCGACAGCCCCATAGAAGCTGTGCTGGAAGGCAGGAGCGCCCTGGATGCAATCCTCGGCAAGGGCGAGGCTAAGAGGGACTATAAAAGGGAATACAGAGAATACCATGGTTCCCCAAAGCACATCAAAGAGCGAGCCCAGAGGAATGCAGCAAGGCGCGAGATGGGACTAAAGCCAGGTGACGGCAAAGAGGTCGATCATAAAAATCCTATCTCCAGAGGCGGCACCAACAGCTCAAGGAACCTCAGGGCCGTGAGTCGGGACACCAACAGGGGCAAAGGGGCATCATGATTACATTTCAGGATAAATTAAAGGCAAGTGTTGAAAATGCGCTATACTGCATATACGTCGGGCAGGGCGACACCCTTGAACCCGGCTGGGCGGTCTTCTTCGCACCGATGATCAGAGAAGGCATCAAGAACATCAAGGACGGCGCTAATCTACCCCAGGAGATAGCCGAATCGGTTGAGCTGTACAAGGATGAAAAGGATTTGCACAGTTATCACAGGCTCGACGAGGACATCGATAAATCGACATGAACGAGCAACTTCTGGACCTCATCAGGCAATCAGGATATTTGACTGATGCAAATCTAGCCGATCAGGTTCGATATGACCTCCTAACTCACTCTTTCTGGCTCAAAGTCGCAGACCTGGGTTATGACCTCCCAACCCTTCGCCGTACCCTCTGGCGGCTCTCAGGCCATCCAGAGCACGAGCTCAGATCAGCTCTCTCTTCATCTCCCATCAGCAAGGCGGCCAAGCCCACAGAAGGCGACCCCAGAAAGCACATCAAGGAAACTGCCGCGGCCCTGGCACTGCTCTATGGGCGGGGAGAAAAAGAGATTGATGCCCTTATAGACCTCTACATAGACAGCCCCGACAGGCTCAGGACGGAGGTGGGCAGGGTTAGGCGCAGGCTCTTAGCTTCCGCAGCTGATTGGCTCTCAAGGGCAGTCCCGGGCCTGTATCTCATGGGATCCGGCCAGGCTGTGCTGAGGGGCGCACATGATCAGGCTGCAAGGGCTCTAGCCACCCAGGAATACAACCGCTGGAAAGAGGTAGATGCCCAGGTAGGCAGACACGTTGAGGAAGTCCTAGCCGAGGCTGAGAAGAGGAAGGTCAAGGCCAGGCTCTCAGGGACCAAGCCGGACCTAAAAGGCATCCATGAAGGCATTATAGGCTACATAACCCGGGACGGCAAGGCGCTATCATTGGCAGGATATGCGGCAATGCTAGCCCTAACGTCTTCAAGGGATTTCTTCAATTTAGCTGCAGAGAACCAGGCGTATGAAGATGGCCGGGACCTGATGCGGATCTCTCGAGAGGTCAGGGCTAATAGCTGCCAGGCCTGCAGAGACTGGGCAGGGAAGATCATCAGTATCTCTGGCAGATCTTTGGAATATCCGAGCTTAGAGCAGGCAAGGTCTGAAAATATTTTTCATCCTCATTGCATTCACTTCTTAGAGCCTGTTAATGAAGACAGGTACGCAGGGACAGGGCATTATTTAGGTGGTACCCTGTGAAAACTCTTACGATCGTTCAGATGTAATATTGCCATTAATACTGCTTGCTGCTATTGTAATCATAATTCTATTGTGATTTTTGATATGAAGAAAGGTTCTGCGCTGGATCGGCTCAAGATCCTAAAGGTCAAAGATGACCAGGGGCATGAGCACGGTTCGGATGGGAAGTTCACGTCAGGCGGCGGAGGCGGCGGCAAGAAGCCCGACGACTCCCCCAGGACCGGCAAGACGCCAGACAAAAAGAAGCCTAAACGCCGTGCATCTTCTCAGACAACGCTCAACGATACGCAGACCAGGCTGAACACCTTTGGGGACTATCATAGGAAGATAACTGAAGCATGGCCTGACAAGAAATTCCCGGAGCACGCTAAGCATCTTCAAAACCTGAAAGATGAACATGCGGCTAACCAGGGCTCGGCGTCTGATAAGAAGCCTGATAGGCAGGGCACCACTCATAGCGAACCAGTCCAACGAGACATAGACCGAGGCCTATTAAGAGGAGTCAAGCCTGGCAGCAGGCATGAGGCAAAGCTAAAGGAACTCTCCGCAAATGGCATCATATCATATAACAATGAATCGGGTTTATGGCAGTCATCCCGGGGCTCAGACAAAAGCGCAAGATCTCTAGCAGCGCTTCATGCTGACTATAAGCCCGTCAAAGATCGGCTTGCACAGTTTGAATCTGATTACAAGAACCTCACCAGCCAATGGCCGGATCATGAATTCCCGGCAGCTAAGGCGAAGCTCGATGCCATCAGGGCTGAGCATGACCGGCTATATGGCGACTCTAAGCCGGGTGGCAATCAGAAGCCAGCAGATGCGCCCAAACCAGAATCTAACAAGCCCGCTGATGGTCAGAAGCAGCCAGATCAACGCGGGTTCAAGCCCTCAAAGACCGTTCAAGAGGCTGAGGGATGGGCTAAAGCGAACATGAAGACGCCCATATCGCCTCTGAAAGGCTGTGAGATTAAACACGTCAACCAATGCCTGCAGACCCTTCACAGCATTGAGCAGAGGATAGGATCTTCTATTTGTGATAAAATCCAGTTCGGCGGGCAGCGGGGCGGGTCGTATGCGTCATATAACAACGCCACGCATACTATAAACCTTCCAAAGAAGGATGTGAGGATTGCAGAACGCCACGCCCAGGATAACGAGAGGTGGAATAACCGGATCTCCGACCAGCCCTATCATTCAACTGATACCGTCGAAGGCATGGTTTACCACGAAGTAGGTCATGCGCTCGACAAGGCGAACAATCATGCATTCAGCACGATGATTAACCGGATGACACTGGATGAAAAGAAGCAAGTTCTGAAAGTTTCCGGTTACAGCGGCGAAGATATGTTTTTGAGTATGCGACCATGTTCTGAAGCGTGGGCAGAGTCATTTGCAGCAATCGCAACTAACAGCCCCCGGGCATCTTTTGTACCGAAAAGGATTGCCAACGAGATTAAGAAGGTGCTTGAGATTGCAGATTGATGCCCCACAATGCGTTTTATGCGCAAACTTCGACCCGGAAACCTGGAAATGCAAAGCGTTTAAGGCAGGTATCCCACAGGCAATTTTAACGGACCAACACGACCACAACAAACCATTCCCAGGCGATAATGGTATTCAATTTTCCCCTCTTAAAAACGCTAAGAAGGGTCTCGATTACAGCCAAATCACAGTCCCAAAATTAAACGGTGATCCAATGCCAAATGAAGATGAAGACAGGATAGAAGACGACGATAATTCAGATCTGGAGAAAGCCTCAGACTCTGATCTGGTCCGCCAGCTCCTCCGGGATGAGAACGACGGCATGACCGGCTATAGCGCAGCCCTGGAGCAGATCCAGGACCCCAAGCTCAAGGAGATCATGCAGGCCATCCAGGAGGATGAGCAGAAACACAGCGCAGCCCTGGAACAATACCTGCAGCAGACAGACCCCGATTCCTTAGAGGACCACGAGGACGAAGAAAGCCCTGGTGAAGAGTCCCTAGAAGATGATGAGGGCTTCGAGGGCGAGGACGAGGACACCACAAAGGACGAGAGCAGCCTGGCTGATGATCTGCAAGCGCTCCTGGACGAGCACAACGGGGAGACTGAGAAGGATGATGAGTCTGACGAGGACGACCTGGAGAAAGACGAAGACCAGGAGACCGACCCCGATGATGAAGACGATGAGCTGGATAAAGAGGACGAGGATGAAGCCGTCAAGAAGTCCGCAGTAACCAAGCTTATGCCCATTGTCAAGCTCGACAATGAACAGCACAAAGCATATTGCATTGTCACCGAGCCCAACAAGTTCGACCTGCAGGGCGATCGCTCCTCTGAGGAAGAGGTAGAGAAAGCTGCCCATCGCTTCATGAAGCGTCTCCAGAAGACGTGTTCAGCAGGTGTGGGCGTGGACCACGAGAGGCCCATCAAGGCATACGTCATTGAGAACGTTGTCACCCAACAGCCAGGAATCAAGCTAGGAAAGCAGATCCTTGCAAAAGGCACCTGGTACCAGGGCCACGATCTGAGCGAAGAGCCCGAGATCTGGAAGGCCATCAAGTCAGGCGAGATTACAGGCCTGAGTCGCCAGGGCGAGGGTAACAGGGTGCCGGTGGGCAAAGGCATTGCGTCTGGCATGTCATCTATTCTGAAGGCGGCCGGCATCAAGAAAGAGCAGCTAAACGACCTCAAAGACGAGGACATTGATCGCATTGATTGGGTTGGAAAAGCTGCTAATGGGCGCAGAATAGCGATTATAAAGTTCACGGGAAGTGGAAATTCAATGAAGACAAGGCCCGCAGGGGCAAAGACCGAGGCCGCTGGGGCTGAGGTCGAAAAGAGCGATGGTATCACAAAGGCCGACATCGAGGCCATAGTGACCAGCGCCGTATCCAAGGCCGTTGAGCCTCTCCAGGAGGAGAACGCGCAACTCAGAAAGGCCGTGCATAAGATGAGCAGCGCAAGCAGAGACGCCGAGCTCGAGTCCATTGCCAAGTCCCACCTCAGCGCGCTGGGTCCGGCCAAGGAGACAGTAGGCATCCTCAAGTCCGTCGATAAGCTGCCCTCCGGAGACAGGAAGGCCGTGCTCAAGGCGCTCAAACAGGCCAACGCGGTCAAGAAGGACGCTATGAAGATCCTCTCCAAAGAGTACGGCCACAACAGGCCAATAGACGCAGACGCGGACTCTGCTATAGCCAAGGTCAACAAGATGGCACAGTCCCTCATAGAGAAGTCTGATAAGCCCATGGACATCTCAGTAGCCCGTACAAAGGTCTACAAGATGCACCCGGAGCTGAGGCAGCAGGTCCTTGAAGAGCAGAAGGAAGAGCGCGGGGTGGCTTAGATGCTCGGCTATTCCATGGGCGGCGTCGCAGGCTACACAGAGCAGGACCAGACAGGATATCAGGGCTACTTCGTCAAGCAGACTGCCTACACCGTCGGCCTGGGTCCCAAATTCGTCAGATGTGACGGCGCCGGAGATGAGCCCTTTGGCATCATCGTAAGAGGTGGCGAGGGCGCCAGCACAACCAACCCCAAGTCCGTTGTGGTGGTCAGGAGAGGCCCAGCACCTATCATAGCGCACGATACAAGCCTCGCAGTAGGTGCTAACGTGGGCACACACAGCGATGGAACCGGTATAGCCAAGACGGCTGACAAGGATATCATAATGGGTCAGATCACCAAGCCAGCCGCCGCAGGCGGAGACGTCGGCGAGATCGATCTGAACGGGCCGGTCTACATAAGCAAGACTTGAGGTGATATAAATGGAAGCACTTCCGCGTTCAATGATTCAGAAGGGCATGGATATGGACGTATCCGATATCCACATAGCCCGCTATGAGACCGACCAGAGCCACGCTTACATTCAGGATCAGAATGTTTTCATGGCCGCAAAGATCTTCCCCATATACCCGGCGACCCAGATTACCGGCTATATAGCCAGGTGGAGAAAGGACGCATGGTACAGGAGATGGGCTGGCAAGTGGCAGCCAGGTGATGCGGTCCCCATCTCCAGGATAAAGCCCGGAGACAAGCTCAGGTATGACCTGGACTGGATAGCTGTAGGATATCCACTGCCCAAACAGTTCTCTGGCAGTGGCATCGCTGACCCGGCATTCAACATAGACGACTCCATCAACAGGCTCGTGACCAACACACTCCTGATCGAGAGAGAGTTCATGTTCGCTGACACGTACTTCAAGCCTGCCGTGTGGGGCCTGGACTATACCGGAGTCTCTGACCCGGGCGATGTAGATCCAGCATCATACACATTCCTGCAGTTCGATCAGCCAGGCAGCGACCCCAGGGGCGTCATATCCACGTTCAAGAGGAAGATGGATAGAAAAGCCATGGAGCCAAACGTTGCCCTGATGTCATACCCAGTGTTTGAGGTTCTAAGGGTCCATAAGCAGCTCTTGCAGTGGGCAGCATCATTCCAGAAGCCGGGCACCGCCATAAGCGAGCTGAACGAGGACTGGATAGCTCAGGCTCTTGGACTGGACAAGGTACTCGTGGCCAGGGCAAAGTATGCCGACTCAGCAGAGGGCGCTGATGAGGACGACATCACCCTGGATTATATCCTGAATAAGCAGGGCCTGATGCTTGCCCACGTCGAGGCACCCGGTCTCCTCACAGCCAACGCAGGCCAGATAGTCTCCCAGAACTTCGATATGCAGGTTCCTGGAGGCGTTGACCTGGCCGTGGAGCGCATACCTATCCTGGAGACTCACGTCGAGAAGATGCAGGGTTTCATGTGCATGGACATGGTGCAGGTAGGCAAGGACCTGGGTCTATTTGCTGCTGAGACTATCAGTGCCAATGCCGCAAACGGCCTGGCCTAAACCCTTTTTGGAGGGCATATGATCAAGTCACAGTATTATCTGACTCCAGGAGGGCTAGCCGGGATCGAGAGCCTGTATGTAGAAAAGGAGTTCTACGCCAACCAGGCACGACTGGACTTCGATGAGACGACCAAGACCTATAAGCCTATCAAGCTGCCCAGATATTCGATGCTGGTGGGCGCTGCTATCGTAATAGATGGAGCCGTAGACGGCACCCTAAAGCTCGGATTCAGCGGCACCGATGAGGCCTTCATAGCAGATGCCGACATGCCCAAGCTTGCCAACCACTCCAAGTATTTCACCATAGACGCCATAATTCAGGCAGCAACCACAGTACAGTTCAAGGTCGCTGGATGTTCAGAGGGTGCAGCTGGTAAGATATGGCTCTTCTGGAGGCCTTTGATATGAAGAAGATAACCGCAATCCTGACATTTGCATGGATTATGCTCCTGATGGGGCTTGCCGGGGCAACTGTAACCTATACGCAGGACGCCCAGATATTCACCAAGCCCGTCAGTTTCGCAGGCGGTGCGACTGGCGACATCACCGGCACAGCCTCAAGAGTAGCAATCGGCTCATTCCTGGATACTAGTCATGGCCTGAAGAACGCTACTAACAAGGCTCGGATCAATCTCACTGCCGACGATGGCCTTGAGTTCGGCACAGGTGCCACTCTGGGCGCCCTGGGTATCAAGACCGGGGACGGCCTGGACACTGGGGCCTCTGGTGTGCTTGTGGATGTAACAGACTTCATAGACACCGGCTACGGTCTCGCTGAGAACGCCAACGATATCAGGGTCAATCTGACAGCAAACAAAGGCCTGGAATTCGGTACAGGAGCCTCTCAGGGGTCGCTGCAGGCAAAGGCCAGTAATGGTATATCTCTCGGCGCGTCCGGCATAGCTGTGAATCTCACGGCCGATAAAGGCCTGGAGATTGGCACAGGCGCTGCTGCGGGAGGTCTGCAGGTAGAGGAGGGAGACGGCATTGATCTGGGGTCCGGTGGCGTGGCAGTCAATGCCACTGATATTATAGACACTGGCGCTGGCCTCAAGGAGGACGGCTCCAACAACATACAGGCAAATGTCAGCGACGGCCTCAAGTTCGGCACCGGGGCAACTCTCGGAGCTATTCAGGTCAACATTACTGCCAACAAAGGCATCGCTGTTGGAACCGGCTCTGAGGCAGGAAGTATCAGGGCCAACATCAGCGACGGCCTTGAGTTCGGCACAGGCACCGCTCTGGGCGCTATCAAGGTCAAGGCCACAGACCCGTCTATAAACGTGAGTTCTGCAGGCGTGTCACTTGGCACTGGCAAAATCAAGACGCTGGTAGTAGCGGGTGCCTCACCCGGAGACGTGACCGTTACCGGAATAGCTGTCGGTGATGAGCTGCTCTCAGTCGTAAGGTTCGACGTTGCCGCTGATACCGGGACCGATGCTGCAGGAGACAAAGTTCAGGCAGTGTCAACCATAACGTCAGAGTTTACGGTCGGAGCTGCTAAGATAAACAACGCTGCTGGAACCGATACATCAGGAGATAGCCTGATGGTGCAGTGGTTGGATAGGACAGCTTAAGCAGGTTCAATTCCTGCAAATCTCTTATTTTTCGTGAGGTTCTCATATGCTGAAAATAGCGCTCATCGTCCTTGCTCTTATCTCGGTCGTCTCCGCTCAGACACTAGCGCCGCCGCCAGCGGTCCAGGCAATCACTCTACAGACCAACGCCACAGGCTACGCGTCGGAAGAGACACGGCTCATGGTGGGCGAGGTCCTGGGTCTGGAGTTCATAAACGGCAACTTCACAGCCCGCGGTATAATAACAATCAAAGATACCCGCGGCGTGCAGCTCGATAGCTACAATGTATCCAACGGCACGGCCTGCAGACTACCGGGCATCAAGATACTGGGGTCAAGCGATGCCTGGGGGCCGTACGTTGTATCAAGCCCCCTCTGGCTGAACATGAGTGGGCAGGAAGCCAACAAGACGGCAAAAGTGCTGATAGTCTGCAGGTGAGTATGGCAGAAGGCTCTTTCCATGACCCTTACACGGGCGAGACATTTCAAGCCCAAATCGCTCTGGGGGCTTACAATGTCACTAATGGCGAGCATGTACTACTATATGAGACAGAAGACTCCGAGGCCGTCTCTCACTGTTCATGCCCCATTTGCTCCAAGCGTTTTGCGGTGGATCTGCTACCAGGACCGGACGCTCTTATAAGCACCGATTTTGAGAGTGAATATAATACTACATACGGGATTATTTTGGGGCTGATTTAGATGGCTGAAGGCGATGCTGATGTTATACGTATAGGTGAAAGTTCGACAGGAACAGTCTATGCTGATATGGAAGAGGGCCGCACCACCGACGGGCACGCAACTAAGAGGCCGTTGCAGCATGAGATTAACAGTGATGATATCAAATCTGCTGTCGAAACTCTCCAGGCAGCTATAGGCGCGCTCGTTGATCCTGCAGCGGGCTCCTCGAATAAGCTGCTAACTGATATCCTAGCAAAGATCATAGCCGCACCGGCCAC